CCTATCTTCTGGCAGAACGCCCGCAGCTCTTCTAAGCCTGTGGGTTGGTCAATGTATCCATCAGGCCGTCCGGTATCGGGGTTGATCTCGGCCTTGGCTTCTCCGCAGTCAATATCGAGCCAGAATGCCTTCAGCCCTTTGACGTTGGACTTTGTTCGATTCTGATCAGTGGCAAACTTTGCCACGCCAAAAAAGACATTTCGCTCATCTGCAACATACTTAGCTGCTGCAGCGTCTACCTCTTCGCGTGTTGCTACCAGCTTCTGTCGTACATCGTCCTTGCCTTTTATGCCCAGCACTGCGAACCACCCATCGGGTGGCTGAACAATACTTAAAAGGTCTTTTTGTTCCATAAGGGAAAAGGGGGGTATTACCCCCCGCCAGAGGTTTTAATAGGCGCGTGTTATTTACGACTGAACGAGGCAAGCAGCTTCTGAATTTCATCTACTACCAGATTCTGGGGGTTTCGTTCCCCTATAAACCAGTTGTAGATCGTCTGCCGACTAACCCCAAGCGAGGATGCGACGTTTGTAACAGGTATATTGTGTTTAATACATACCCGGCCCAAACGCACACCCAGTAGCTTAGGATTGGCCTTTTTATTTAACCCGATCAGTCTTGAGCTATATCCGTGGCTCATGAAGTTACTCAGGATTGCTCCACGCAGAAACCACGTCGGCCAGCTGTGCCTTGGGCTTAGGCGCGGCTTCAGCTTTCTTCTGCGGGCGCTTCACGGGCTCTTCGACACCATCGTCATCCGGCTCATCAGAACGAACTACTTTTTGCTTGGGCGCTTCGGGCTCGGGTTCGGCCTTAGCGGCAGGTGGCTGCTTCTTGACACCGTCGGCTTGAGCTACCGTAATCACGGTATACAGCTTGGTCTCGGGTTTAGTTTGCGCGCCCTTAACCAGTTCGTATTCCTCGTCGCTAATGTTGCGCAGCGGAGTAAAAAGCAGCTCCATGGTGTCTGCATTAGCGTCGAAAGATACATTCGTCACAACGTTGTCCGGGGATTCACCGTTTGCCAACAAGAATTTGACGTAGGATTCAAACGGATGCACGTTACCAGTGCCCTTGCCGAACAGTGACTTGGCCGGAATATTCATCTGATAAACGTCGCCGCTGGAGTCACCCTCAACCAGCACAGAAATACGACGCTGATAGCGACAGGCTTTGCTACCGTTATCGCCTGAACCCTTGATGTTCTGCGGGCATTCAGCGCAGCTTGTGTGTTGCTTATCGGCAGCGGCGGCTTCCGGCTTGTCACCGAGGTTAGACCAGCAGTTGGGCAGCGTGGCTTCTTTGTTCGGATCGAACTTCTCTTTGTAGAAAATACGCGATACCTTGGGCAATGCACCCACGATAATCACGTTGATCTCCCCACGAACGGCATTGCCGATTTGCTCGCCATTGACCATACGCTTGAACGTACCATTGGTATTGGTCTGTATACGGCGGCTCGTTGTGGAGGAAGCAAGGGTCTTGGCGAAGTCGCTAAGCTCCCGTTTACCCGTTACTGCTACGCCGGTTTGTTGTTTGAAAATAGCTACATTACCCATGAGAATGCTCCTTACTTGGCTGTTGGTTTGCGGACTTGCACGGTATACTTGCGCTCATTCTGGAGGCCGATCGGAAGCTTGTCCGGGTTGTCCTCCAAAAACTGACGCATATTGCTGTTATGGATTCGTTGCTCCAGCAGGAAAGGTGCATCATTTTCGGAAATAAATTGATACATCGAATCCCAATCGCTCGTCCAGTACCGTGACGCTACCCGGCGAGTGATAGTTCCTGCGGGGGTTTTAATGCTATCTGCTTCTTGCTCGTTGCAGATTTCAAGCAGCTTGTTACCAACAACATCAAACTGCTCCTTGAGTCCTTGGATTTCAAGCTTGTGCTGCTCTTCTTTTTCTTGTATAGCGGTACGAATCTTGATGTATATATTTACAAGCTCTACCGTTGTCAAGTCTTTATCAGACATAAATCGCTCCGTGTTGTTATTGAACCCAGTATAGCACAACATTTGACTGTGTCAAACGTCGTTTTCAATTTCTCGACGGTATAGATCGATAATTTTTTCGTGGTTTGTTATGTTGTTCTGCAGCATGTGATACAGCTTACTCTCGACTTCACTACCCCGGATGTGCACGATAGTCATGGCATTCTTCTGCCCGGGGCGATTGATGCGGGCGTTTGCCTGTAAGTAAGTCTCCACACTGGTTACGGGGGCGTACCATATGATGGTATCTGCCGCAGTTAATGTGAGACCGTGTGACGCGGCTTGAGGTTGGATGATAAGGACGTGGGGGTCAGAGGACTCCTGAAACTGCTTGACTAACTCGCTTCGTTTATTAACCGATACCTGCCCGTTTATCACACCGCAGCTTATCTTGTTTTTCTCCAGCGTTTCCCGTAGTAATTCAATGGTATGGGTGAAGGGCACAAAAACAAGAACCTTGTGACTAGCTTCCTCAATTACTTCAAGGATAACTGCTAGTCTATTAGACACATCAAATTCAATGACCTCGCGCGTATCCGAGTAAACTGCACCGCCCGATATCTGCAACAGCTTAGTGATGTTGGTCGCCGCGTTGACGGCACTTACCTCCTCTCCTGCGGCGCTGATCATCATCTGCTTCTTGAGCAGGCGATAGTATTTTTGCTGCTGGGGTGTGAGGGGCGCATCCCGTTCAATGAACGTTACATCAGGAAGATCAAGACACTGATTTCTCTCAAACCGTATGGCGGGTTGTAGTATTTTATGCACCACTTCTTGGGCTCGCGGCTTAGGTATCCACCGGAACTGAGAAACTTTCTGCATTACCTGATCCCGAAACTGCCCGAAGTATTTAGGCGTGTTATCCGGATTGACCAACTTGGCTAGTCCGTAGGCGTCCAGTGGAGACTGCGCAGCGGGGGTACCCGTCAACATCCAGAACCAATCTGCCTTTGCAGCGACTTCTTTGATAACCTTCCAGCGGTTAGTCTGCGGATTTTTGTATGCGTTAGCCTCGTCAACTACGACCAGATCAAACCCCCCATCTAATACCTCCTGCTTAACAACGGCTAACCCGTCATAGTTTATGATGACAAATTCCGACCCTGCGTTCACGATTTTGGCACGTGCTCGGGCGTCCCCGTATGCAACTGAGCATGATCGGTGCATGGCGAATTTAAACAAGTCCTGCTGCCACGCGGACTTCATAATAGATAGCGGACACACAACTAACACGCGACGCACGAGCCCGAGATTCATCAAGTAGTCTGCTGCCCATATAACGCTGGCGGTCTTACCGGTGCCCTGTTCGTTGAAGCAGAAAGCCTTTTTATACAGCGTCAAAAACGATGACGTCTCGCGTTGGTGCGCAAAAGGCGTTAGCTTCCCCGACCATTTGTAGTCGCGTTGGATGGTAGAGGGGACATTCTTGAAGCGCAGGTGCGCGAGCTGCTGTGCCTCTTCTAGCCCCCATTTAACTGCCACTTGGTATACATCTTCTTCTTGGCCCACTACCGCGCTCATCTCGACTTCTTCAGTAATTAGATGTGGGCGGCGTGTCCTGACTAGCAATACTTTATCTTCAACGATTTGCACGTTTCTTTTCTCTCGCGCTTGTTTCCGATACCAGACGGTTCTTGGAGTCCCTAGCGAACGACCGGTTACTCGCGGCAGAGACCACTTTCAACCCGGTGCTGTTGCTGCCCCCCTTGGACAGGGCCTTGACGTGATGCACGTCTTTGCCGTCACCCTTTTTTGCGGTGCCCTTCTCAACCGCTTTGCGACGGGCCGCGTTACGCACGGCGCGGTTCTTCTTCTGTTCCTCGGTACCCTGATACTGGGCGTATTCTTTTTTGTAGGGTCTTGGTTTGTTGACGTAAGGCATAGCGTGACTCCTTTATCGTTTCCTATTATGTTCACAAGTAGTAACCGGGCAGTATGCACAAAGTGGCCCTGAATTAGCGTTCCAAACCCCCGTCTCCTGCGCGGAGGCCAGTCGATCCAGCTCCGGAGTAAACGTCGCAAAATACGAATCCCGCATCTCCACAAAGTGCTCCTTGTGTATCAGCTCGTTGGTTACAACAAACGCCAACGCGGACTTGATCCTCTTGACGTGGGGGAAATGCACAAACAACCCGGCAGCCAGTGCGTCCATCTGTTTCAGATCGGCGTACCGAGAGTTCTTGCTGGTCTTGTAGTCCAAAGAAAATATCACATCATCCTGCACCACAACCACGTCTCCGATACCCCGCCACCAGACTTCTTTATCGAAGAATCCACAGGGCTCGTATCCATTGGGCGTCTGCTTTACACCAAGCTTCAGCTCGCAGTGTTTCTCACCCGGTATGTTTTTAATAGCGGCAAGCAGGTCCTGAATAAACGAAAACTTGGACGGGACGGGGATATCATTTTTGATATGGTCCTCAGCCGCTTTGTGCAAAGCCTGCCCATAAATGGTCGCCTCGCTACCTGAGTCTTTTACATCCTTAAGTACCCGTAGGTGATAATACTTCTTCGGGCACTGCTGGAAACTCTTAATACTTGAATATGACCATGCGATTGACATATTATTAACATTCTCCGTAGGAACGTCCAGCTCCGGATTCACAATTTAACGGCAGACCCGGTGCCCACTTCGGACGAACCCGCATAGCCGCCTCAACCAGCGCTCTACCTGCATCTGCCTCGCCTTCCGGAACTATGCAGGCGATCGCGTCGTGCACCGTCATAACCACCCGGTATTTCTTCGCTATCTGCAGCATCTGCTCACCAATCGTGATCCGGGCGATGGCTTGGCATACGTTCTCAATGACCTTACCCCCGTATATACGGTTGGAAAGGATTACTCTACTCCGAGTAGTATCGTAAACAAATTCTTCCTTACCCATGTCATTGACTTGACGCCGTAGGTTGGGATACTTGATATACAGCCCGTTTGGTAGCCGTATCCCCTTCTTGCCCTCAACTATAAGCGCCCCCTCCCGCCCCAATGGCGCTGTCTTTTCGTTAGCTATGGCATTTAAAGCCTCGCCAGCCTGCCGCCACAATGCGGGGATCAGGGGGTATGTCTGCCGATAAACCGAAATGATGCGCTCACATTCTTCTTGTGGCAAGTCCACCCCAAAAACTTTCAACTGCGCCCGAAACTTGGCAGCACCCATGCCGTAACCACACCCGAGGATCGTGGTTTTTCCTACAAAGCGTTCCTGTTTGTCGATTTGATCTATGGGCTTCCCGTATATTGAAGCAGCCATTACCTTGTATACGTCTTCCCCCCGATCAAACGCGTCCACCAAGTCATTCTGTTCGGCCAGCCATGCCAACGTCCGCGCCTCAATTTGCGAAGAATCCGAGTCAACCATTACATATCCGGGCGGCGCAAGGATGGCGT